AACATTTATTCTACCGGCAATGTACGTGCGCTGAACTTTATTGGTAATGTTGTGGGTAATATTGTTGGTAACATTACAATTCCTGGCCCAAATACAGGTGTGGTATTCAACGACAACGGCGTTGCAAACTCTTTAATAGGGTTTACGTATGACAAATTTACCAATCAAGTTGCAGCAGCTGGCAATATCACTGCCAATGGTAACGTCAGCGGAAATTATATTCTTGGCAATGGTCACTTTTTAACTGGTGTCATCACCAGCCTGGCTATCATCAACAGCGGCACTTCAAATGTACGCATTGATGGTGCAAATGGTAATATTCTTGCCAACGTCAATGGCACTGCCAATGTAATGGCTATTTCCAACACTGGGCTTGTTATCACTGGAAATGTAACATCAAACGTTGGTTACTTTATTGGCAATGGTGTATATCTTACTGGTGTTGTAGCAGCCACATCCAACAGCACTGGCGTTACCAACATCAACTATGGAACATCCAATGTTCGCATTGATTTTCCAGACGGTAATATTTCAGCCAATGTAGGCGCCAACGCCAATGTATTTGTTGTGGCACCTTTTGGCATCACTGTATCAGGTACTGCTGGAATTTCTGGAAACATCACCGGTGGTAACTTAACCACAGTTGGCAGGGGCAACGGTGGTATACTAGAAGTAGGTGGCAATGCCAGTGCAAATTATTATTTTGGTAACGGATCACAATTAACTGGTGTTCTCAACACTTACTATTCTAATATCAATCTTGGTACGTCAAATATTCGTATTGACACTCAAGATGGTCCTATCCTTGCCAACGTAGGTGGAGTTGCCAATGTGTTTGTGATAACAAACACCGGTGCAAATGTTTTGGGCACATTTGATGCCACAGGTAATATCACAGGTGGCAATTTAACTACAACTGGTATTGCCAACGTTGGTACTTTGGCAGTGACAGGCGCTGCCACAGTCACCGGCAACATCAGTGGCGGAAACATCAGTACCACTGGCAATGTCACTGCAACTGGTAATGTCCAAGGTAATTATATTCTTGGTAACGGATCACAGTTAACTGGTATCAGTACTGATACCAATAAAATCTTCAATGGTACTTCAAATGTACGCATTGACGCTTCGGGTGGTAACATTTCAGCCAACGTGGGCGGCACTGCCAATGTTTTAATTATTACATCCACTGGTGCCAACATCAATGGTTATATTGATGTCACTGGAAATGCCATAGCCGGCAATTTAACCACCGCTGGCACAGCCAATGTTGGCAAATTAGAAGCAACAACCACTGCCAATGTAACAGGAAATTTAACTGCTGGAAATATCAGCACTGCTGGCCAAATGTCAGCAACTGGCAATGCCACAGTGGGCAATTTGAGCACTGCAGGCCTAATATCAGCAACTGGTAACATCAGCAGTGGAAATCTAAACACAACTGGCCTAGTATCAGCGTCAGGCAACATCACCACAGTCACTGGCAACGTCAGCGGAAGCTATATTCTTGGTAATGGTTATTTCTTGACTGGAGTTATTACTTCAGTTGCCAACATCAACAACGGCAGCTCAAATGTAAGAATTGACAGCTCGGGTGGTAATGTGTTGGCCAATGTAGGTGGTGTGGCCAATGTATTTGCTATTACTCCAATTGGCGCAAACGTCACTGGTAATCTTGCAGTTACTGGCAATGTCAGTGCAAATTACTTCCTTGGTAATGGCTCACAGTTGACCGGTATTGTTTCTACCACTGACAAGATTGCCAACGGTTCTTCAAATGTACGCATTGACACCTCGGGTGGTAACATACAGGCCAATGTGGGCGGTGTTGCCAATGTATTCTTGATCAGCACTGACGGAGCAAACGTCACAGGTAATCTCACTGCCACTGCCAATATTACTGGTGGTAATATCATTACAACTGGAATAGCCAATGCTGGTACGTTGATAGTCACCGGTGTTGCTACTATAACTGGCAACGCTGATGTTACTGGTAATATTACTGGTGGTAATATCAGCACTGCTGGTAGAATCACTGCAACCAGCAATGTCACTGGTGGCAACTTAACCACCGCTGGTATAGCCAACATTGGTACTTTGGCTGTGACCGGTGCTGCAACAGTTACTGGAAACATCACTGGTGGTAATTTAACTACCACAGGTACGGCTAACATTGGCACACTGGCAGTGACAGGCGCTGCCACAGTCACAGGCAATGTCACAGGTGGTAATCTTATCACTGCAGGATTAATTAGTGCAACTGGAAATATTACAGGTGGTAATCTTATCACTGCAGGTAGTGGTGGTAATATCACCGGAGCCAATGTTGTTTCAGCTACAACCTTTACGGCCACTGGCAATGTCACTGGTGGTAACTTAACCACCGCTGGTATAGCCAACATTGGTACACTGGCAGTCACAGGCAGCGGCAATGTCACAGGTAATCTAGGCGTTACAGGCAATGTCAGTGCAAATTACTTCCTTGGTAACGGATCACAACTTACTGGTATTAGTACCAATACTGATATAATCTTTAATGGCACTTCAAACGTGCGCATTGACACTTCAGGTGGTAACATCTTGGCCAATGTGGGCGGTGTTGCCAACGTATTTGCTATCACACCAGTGGGTGCAAACGTCACTGGTAATCTTGGGGTCAGTGGTAATGTCAGCGCAGGTTTCTTCCTTGGTAGTGCCAATGCTACAAATCTAGTATCAGGCACTGTTCCCAGTGCTAGACTCACTGGCACCTATGCGATTGACATCAGTGGACTAGCAGCGACCGCTAACACAGTGACTGATGCTGCACAGCCCAATATTACTTCGGTTGGCACCTTAAGCTCGTTGACAGTAACCGGCAATGTTTCAGGTGGTAATTTAACCACTGGTGGACTGGTATTAGCCACTGGCAACATCACAGGTGGTAATTTAACCACCGCTGGAATTATCAAAGGCAAAGATCAGTTTGTCATGGATGCAGGCCCCAGTGAAGGTGCCCAGATTGTTTTGGCCTGGCCAGGGGTCACAGGAATTTTTGGTCAAGCCAATGGTACTTGGAATATTGATGTTGATTCTGGCAATACGTTTAGAACCTTTTATCAGAATGCGTCTGGGCAATCTGCAGTACCTTTGTCAATTTACTCAGGAAACAGTTTAGCTCAATTCTCAAGCAACGTCAGCGCAAGTTACTACTTTGGTAATGGTAGTCAACTCACTGGTGTTGTTGCTGCAGCCGGGTCTAATATTGTCAACGGAACATCAAATGTCAGCATTCCTGTAGCCAATGGGAATGTCAACACCAGTGTTGATGGCACCGCAAATGTACTAGTAGTTACAAGTACTGGTGCAAATGTTGCTGGCACGTTTAATGCCACAGGTAACGTCACAGGTGGCAATGTCACTACCACAGGTACAGCCAATATTGGTACTTTGGCAGTCACTGGAAATTCCACAGTTCTTGGCAGTGAAAATGTCACTGGTAACGTTACAGGTGGTAATCTAATAACTACTGGGTTGGTAGCTGCCACAGGAAATATCACAGCAACAGCCAATGTCATTGGTGGAAATTTAGTCACTGCAGGTATAGCATCAATTGGCGGGAATATCACAACCGGAGCCAATGCCAACGTTGGTAATGTCAACACAACTGGCGTAGTGTCAGCAGCCGGTAATGTCATTGGCGGTAATATATCTACCACTGGTATTGCCAACATTGGAACTTTGACAGTCACAGGTGATGGCTTGATTTCTGGCAACCTAACTGTCAATGGCAATACCAATTATATTAATGTCACTAATTTAAATGTTCAAGATCCTATTATAGGCATTGGACGCGGTGCGAACAATACGCCACTGACTGTAAATGATAACAAAGATCGTGGCGAACAACTTTGGTATTATTCAGACAGCGAAAAGTCTTCATTTATTGGGTATGATAATTCAGCTGGCAATCTAATCGCTGCAGTTGACGCCACTATCACTGCAGAAGTAGTCACTGTCAATAGTTACGGCAACTTTGTAGTTGGTACACTGGCTGCAACCACTGTCAACGCCACTGGTACAATCAACGCTACCAGCAATGTCACCGGCGGTAATATCACCACTGGTGGACAAGTTGTTGCCACAGGTAATATTGAAACCGGCAATTACTATATTGGTAACGGTGCGTTCTTAACTGGTATTGCATCTGTGACATCGGTATATTATCAGTTACAAGTTCAAGGCAACACCGCAGGCAACAGTGCTGGCAATGCTACTTTAACTGCTTCTAACTCTGTGGGTATACTGTATCCACGTGCTGGTAACGGTGTTACAATGGTAGGCAACGCCACATCTGGTGTTCTTACAATCAGCATATCAGGCAGCACCAATGACGGTACATTCTGGAGTCAAAATAACAGTGCTGGGTTGGTAAGTGCAGGCATTGACGCACCCGACGTAGACAATGGATTAGTCACCGATGGCACACTTTCAGCCAGCTACGATCTTGGTGGATTTGAATATGTGGCTAATGCACCATTCAACGCCATTGACAGCGACGTATTACCAACAGTGCCAAATACCTATGTAGTTGGTAATAGTGCTCTGAGCTGGAAATCAATGTACAGCGAAGGTAATATTACTTCAGGCAGTGGTTATTTCATTGGTAATGGCGCATTGCTTAGTGGTGTATTGACATCTGGTGGCAATCTCAGCAATGGTAACTCAAATATTTCTATTGTTAGCTCAGGCGGCAATATCACTATGTCTGTGGCTGCTAACTCTAATGTTGCTGTATTTGCCAATGGTACTACACAAATCAAAGGTAATATAACACCTGCTGCCAATGCAGCTTACAATCTTGGATCTCCCACAGCACAATGGAAAGATTTATATCTAAGCGGCAATACACTTTATCTTGGTACAATATCTCTCAAATCAGGAGCAGGGAATACTCTGGGAGTTTTTGCTTCTGATGGAACTCCAGGGGCGGTTGCTGCCACCGCGGGATTCAATTATAACAGTCCAAATATTACAACCACCGGCAATGTCTCTAATACATACAATGCAATAAGTGGCGGCCCAATAACAGTTAATAACAATATTACTGTGACCATTGACAACGGCGCCACCTGGACAATCGTATAATATGAGTGGAATTTTAAACATTGGGAATATCCAGGCTAACACAGCTGGCGCGGCAACTACATTTGTACCAATAACTGCATTTGGCGGATTTCAAAATCAAGTCATTGCAGCCAATGGAGTACAATATATGTGTCATGTGTTTACTCAAAGCGGTACCTGGACAGTAAGTGCCACTGGGTCATCTAACGAAGTTGAATACCTTGTTGTTGGTGGCGGCGGTGGAGGCGGCATGGACATGGGCGGTGGCGGTGGTGGTGGTCAAGCCGTCTACGGAAAAACTACAGTCAGTGTATCAAATTATGGGGTAACTGTGGGTGTTGGTGGACAAGGAGCACCCGCCGGCGGCGGATTTAGAACCAACGGCACAGGTGGGCAACAACCAACTCAACATCAATTTACAGTTCCGGGTACCGGTGGTGATAATAGCCAGGTTTTTGGAGTCACTGGGCACGGTGGCGGATTTGGTGGCAGTAGTTATTATGATTATACGCCTGGCGCTTCTGGACAAAATTCCAGTGGAGGCGGCGGCGGCACATCAGGATACTCAAATGGCAGTCAACGAGATGGCGGAACCGGTAATTACCCCGGAGGCCGTGGTGGCGGACAATATTATTCTGGTGGTGGAGGTGGAGCAGGAACTCCTGGAACACCATCTACATTGCAATCTGCAGGTGGTGCCGGTCTTTGGTCAAATATTCTAGGTGTTGGATACTATTGGGGCGGTGGTGGTGGTGGATCTGGTCATTCAATCTGGGGAGGCAGCGGAGGCCTAGGTGGTGGTGGCGGTGGCGCGATAGAAACTACGTATGGCGGTCGAGGATTTAATAATGGATCCCCCGGAGGCGGCGGCGGCACTAATTCACAAGCCAACAAACCTGGTGGCAATGGGGGACCAAATACCGGCGGTGGAGGTGGTGGCGGCAGTCACTATAATTCAACCAACAAAGGCGGCGATGGCGGGTCGGGCATTGTAATCATCAGATATCCACTCACTGGCCCCACGACCGAACAACCTATTGCTTGTACCAATGGTAGTGCGGTTGCTGTCCCGGGCACTATTTTACAAACTGTTTTTGTCAGAACAGATAGGCAATTTCTCTATAATGCAACATCTTATAACAACGGTGGTGCATCAGGTGGAACCCCAATTGGTGAATTAGGATTAACTATAACCCCAAAACGTGCCAATAGTTTATTGCTAGTGCGATGGATGATCAACGGTGAAATGCAGCACGATACTGTTTTTACAATCAATAGAGATGGTGCATTAGTGACAACTGATGGATACGAAGGATACAATGAACAAGCAGGCGGATTTGTGCCTTGGTCTGGAATCATTACAGGGAAGTATGACCGTAACGACGTTAGCTCAACTGAAAATAATTGGTTCTTGCAATACTGGGTACCAGCAGGGTCTACTAAGATTACTACATTATACCCAGCAGTACGTAGCTCTACTTATGGCAGCAATCAAACACTATACCTTAACCGTACTGCTGGTAATTCTGGCCAGGATTCGCATGAAGTGGCAGTGAGTACCGGATATATCATGGAGATAGCACAATGAGTAAAATTATTGTTGGGGCAATGAGATCCGCTCAAGCCAACACTGCTATTACATTATCTGCAGGGACCAATATCTATCTTCCAGGAAGCTGTGTACAAATTGCCACAGTACGATCAGATAACCGTACAACATACAATGCACCCAACAGTGGTGGTGGTACAACAATTACTGATTTAAATCTCACCATCGCTCCTAGAAATGCCAGCAGCATGTTGTTGATAACCTGGATGATTTCTGGTGAAACCAATGAAAATGTAAATTTTTTGATTCATAGAAATGGTGCATTGATTACTGATTCAAATTACGAAGGCTACAACAACATGGCCGGGAATACCACATTACAGAGTGGGTATACAACATCTTGGTATGATGGTGATGTTAGCTCAACGCCGGCAACATTTTATATTAGATATCAAATTCCAGCTGGTAATACTGTAAGTAGAACCTATGCCCCGGCAGTGAGATCTAGTTCAAATGGTGGGTCATACACATTTTATTTGAATAGGCCAGTTAATGCACTTGGTCAAGAAAGTTATGAAAACGGAATCAGCAACGGCATTGTTATGGAGATAGGCGGATGAGTACTTTACAAGTTCAGCAGCTGAAAGGAACTGGTACCGGAAATACCATTGCCATGGTCAATCGCACAGTGTTTAACTATGCGGGTCGTATGGTGCAAATTCAAAATGTTAGAAATGATGGGTTCACAGCGTATTATGCCAGGAACAGTGGCAACGGTACAACTATTGGTAGTTTAAATATTCCAATTGCGCCAAAATACAGCAGCAGTTTGTTGATCATGGAATGGTTCATGTATTTTGAAATGCAGCATGACAATGTAATCGTGATACATCAAAATGACACGTTGATTACCACCAGTGGGTACGAAGGATATAATAATGTGCAAGGGAATCAACGTTGGTCTGGATTCTGTCCGGTACAATATGATGGTGATGAAGACAGCACCCCGCAAATGGTTTATATCTGCTACGCGATACCTGCAGGGTCTACGGATCTTAGAAGGTACGCCCCTGCTATACGCACATCAGATGGCAACGACTTCAGACCATTTTACTTAAATAAAACATTCGGCCTCACGCCATCCGACAACAAGGAGATGGGTGTGAGTTTTGGTACAATTATGGAAATAGCACAATGAGTATCCTTTTAACTAATCAAATACAGAATTTAGCTGGTGGAGTAATACTTCGTTCTTCTGGAAGTATTGTCCAAATTCAGTCAACAATTTTGCAGTCAACATTTACCACTACTTCGATTATCACAACATCAGGTGGTGGAGCAGCAGTATCTGGGCTATCTGCAGCAATTACCCCATCCTCAGCAACAAATAAAATTCTAGTTATGTGCAGTTTAAATATCATGGGGCAGGCAAGTGCCACACAGTCATATGCGTATCTTGCCCGAGGAACCACACCAATAGGCGTTGGCACCGGCGCAGGTAGCAGACCTGGAATGGGAGGTAGATATTATTACCCAGATTCAAATGTTTCAGGAATGATGTTTATGCAGTTTCTTGACAACCCGCTGACTACCAGTGTGTTGACATACAATGTCTATGTTGGTACTGAAAATGCATCATACACAGTTTATGTAAATAGAACGCAAAGTGACAGCGATAGTCTCAACGGCGCAAGAACTTCCAGTGTTCTCACACTCATGGAGGTAGCAGCATAATGCCAAGTACGTTAAGAGTAGATATACTCACAGATACTGCCAACACAGTACAGATTAGTACAGCAACTTTAGCTGGGGCAAGTAAATCTGCCTGCGCAGCAATGTATTATGCATTGAATGGAGGTTCGGGTACATTCAACGTTGGTGATAGCTCGTCCTACGGCATTACCATACCTTTCAATGCAGTGCAATTTCAAAACAATATATCCGCATCTGCTGGCAGTAATTTCTGGTCACATAGTTACACAGGGCGCTATGCAGTGCAAATTCAATATCGCCAAAACGGCGGTGGCGACATATGGTCGGTTATGGCAGTAACCAAAAATGGCACTTCAACTGCAGTGGGATTATCAGCAAGGACGGGCAGTGGTGATTCAAGAATGGATACGTGGCTACTTACCTATCCAGTTGATGATACTGGTGCAAACTATCGGGTGCAGCAATGGTGCGAAGGTACAAAAAATGTCACCACAAGTTTTAGTAGCAGTAACCCCAGCTGGGGCAATTACAGTAGTTTAACTAATAACACAGTAGGGACCGGCACTGGGCGAGCAGTGAATATGTTTGTTTGGCGATTAGGAGATTTATAAAAATGTATGACTTATCTGCAGCATTACTCAGTTTACGCCCCAATTCAGCATGGAAATTAAGTGGCGATGATTACACTGGATTAGAATGGCTTGATCTCAATTCGGCCCCACCGTCGCGGCAAGAATGCCAGGACGAAATGGCAAGATTACGACAAATATACGACAATCAACAATATGCCAGGAACCGTAAAGCAGCCTACCCAAGCATTGTTGATCAACTTGACGCATTGTATCATCAAGGATATGATGGGTGGCACGCAATGATCCAGGAAGTAAAAGATCGTTACCCCAAGCCTGAATAATGTTGGGCTAAATACTGCAAGGACAATAAGCTATGGCTATTCAAGTACAATTAAGACGCGGAACTTCAGCGCAAAATAACTCATTTACTGGTGCAGTAGGGGAGGTCACAGTCAATACTACAGATAGTACACTGAGAGTTCATGACGGTGCCACTGCTGGAGGCACAGCCACAGTTGGGTTAACTGCTACACAAACTCTAACAAATAAAACACTAACATCACCAACTATCACTGGATCAGGTGTTATTACAACAACTGCCAATATAACCGGGGGCAATTTATTTTCAACTGGTATAGTAAGTGTTAACTCAAGCAATGCAGCTCAAGCCATTACAAATGCAGCTGGCAATGGGGTAGGTAACATTGGCAGTGCAACTGGATATTTTAACACAGTGTTTGCTAAGGCTACTTCAGCACAATACGCTGACTTGGCAGAGATGTACGTTTCTGATGCCAATTATGAACCAGGCACTGTGGTGAGTTTTGGTGGTGCGAATGAAATTACAATCACAGAAATTCCACGCGATATTAGAGTAGCCGGAGTTGTGAGTACGAATCCCAGTTACTTGATGAACACTGGTCAGCAAGGGGAGTTTGTTCTTCCAATTGCGTTGACTGGCAAAGTACCAACTCAAGTCACCGGTAATATCAACAAGGGTGACATGATGGTTTCAGCTGGAAATGGTGTTGCTATGGCCTGTACTACACCAGCAGTGGGAATGGTTATTGGTAAATCACTCGAAAACTTCAGCGGCGAATCTGGTGTAATCAACATTGTCGTTGGACGACTATAATCCCTGCTCAATCAATTGAATCTTCTGTTGTACTGTATCTAAATTAACGGTATTCCAAAGACCCGGATGCATGGGTCTTGGCCACACTCCAGAATCAATCCAAGCATAGCCTTGATGTTCGTCATTTAAAGTGGGCAAGAATTCTTGATCTACTGCACAAAAGAATGTGTTATAAACAAATGTTCCTTCGGCACTGGTGAATTTTTCTATAGGTAAAAATTTACTAGACGCAAAACTTATTCCAAGTTCTTCTTGACACTCTCTTAAGATACCATCTAGTAGACTTTCATTACGGTCACATTTGCCACCAGGTAATCCCCAAGAATCTGGATGTCGTGTGTCGTTTCTAAGAAGGTAAAGATATCTACGAGTGGCGCGACTAAAAAACCAAATACCAACTGCGTTTACAATATAAGATTCCACGAGCCTCCGGGATATAACCCATCGTAACTTTTGACCCATTCGCCAACAGCGTTGACATCGGCCACTGGTATACCTAACCATTTGTATTGAATGCCAGTGGTAATATTGGTAACATACTGTGTGTCAGGCATGTTTTGTGAATCAAAAGACACACGCCAACGTTGTCCGTCGTACTCAACAATGTCATTGGCACGAGCAATCAATGGTTGACCATTGAGTCCAGCCCAGCCTCGTGGATTGCTAGAATACGGTCCGGTATTTTCCGTACTGCCTGTAGGTTCAGTCAGCAAGTATCTTTGACCAGTTAAACTTGAATCCAATCCATCACCTGGTGCACTCAGCAATGGGTTAATAACTGCATCAATTGGTGCCAAGGTATTTTGTGGCGCAGTAGCAGTATCAATATTGAATAATAGAAAGCGATCATCAGCAGGATTCAGCGCCACTGTGCCAACTATCTGTGTGTCAGGCTCCCAGGGATTATCTAGTGTAACATAACTGATACCTGGACGTAACGTACCATACAAGTCAATCACACTTGGCCACACCAATTGATCTGGCACTGGCGAGTCAGGTGGTGTAAGACTTGTTATAGGTTCGCTGATGACATCCTGTGGCTGCAAAATTTGTAACTGTCCATTCAACAGCAACACTTGATAATTGTAGGGTGTGACTTTGATTCGTGTTCCAAGCAGCAGGTCGCTGTCAATAATGGCATTGCTGGCATCGCCTTGTGAGTCGTAAATGCTGGCAATGATACGTTCCACCACTCCCAACTTCTTGATTTTAGCAGGAGCACTGATCCAAATTGGCAATCCAAATCGCAATGTACAAACATCAATTTGATCATCAGTGCCTTGTGGTATGCTACGACTACTCCAAGTCACAGACTCAAGTTCAACTACACTTAAACTGGTCCAGTCAATGTAGTTGTCTGTGCTTTGTATTTCCAAGCTAGGGTTGAACAGCGTTAGAATCTGCTCAAGCAATTGCATTTTTTGATTGGTATTAGATGTCCAGATGTCAAGATTTAACGTGAGCTTGTAAGGCACAGGCATCAAACGTTCAATGGTAAATGCGTTGGCCTGTGTGACTTCGTAAGAGTCAGTTTCACGATCAAAGTAACGTTGACGAACATTGATCTTGTCCACAAATGTTGGTTCTTGTATGCGGCCACGATCATAATCCAAGTTCACAATATAAAATGTCATCAACGGAGTTGAAGGCATCATATTTGCAGAGTTCTGTTGAATAATGGTTTGTGCATTGCGACTTGCATCGCCGTACCGCACCGGAACACGTACCAAGGTATCAGGTGGTGACACGCCGGCTTGGTTCTGTCCAAACTCAACTTGGAAGTTTGAAAAGACTCTTGTAAACTGCAACAAGAATCGGCGTATTTGACCGTCATAAAAAAATTGGGAAATTTTAGTTCTCCTGGTGAAATTGTTGCATAAGTTAACTTGATTTCTGTCCTGGTTGTGTATCTGGATACGGCTTCCTTGGTTTATCGCCACCTTGATCGCCATTGTCTGCCAGTGGTTTGAGTGCGCGACTGAGACTCTGACGACTAGGTATGTTACCAAGATCAGTGGTTGATGTAGTGTATGTATTGTTGACAAACGTTGACCGTAAAGTATTGTTGTCTGAGCCAGGAGTGAGTTGTGTGCGAACAACTTCTTCAACCTTGATCCAACGAACACCATCAAAACGGAACAATCTATTGGGGAAATAATCCAATCGCAAACAATATTCGCCTAGTTGAGCTTGTAACGGGAAGGTGACTCCTGGTGTTACTGGTAATCCATTTGGCGCAATCCCGTCACCAGTTAGGTATCCTGCTGTATAACCATCTGCACGAGGAGTTGTATTCTCGTTGGTGACAGTGCGGCTTGCATCTGGGGTGGTATCATCAGAAGTGTATGTGCTGGGATCTGCTGGTGACCCATCGGCGTTTGTTGGTAAAATATAAAACTTAACTGTGTCGTACCCTGACAGTGGAACTTCGGCCTCGGCTTGTATCAAGATAGCATCATTGATTTCAAGATCTTTGTTTCTTGTACTTGCACTGTCGGCAATGGTATTGGGATTAGTCTTCTCAATCCAATAGAATGTATCTGTAATTGGTGTTCCGGTTGGAACATTTTTAATTGCCACATAGTATTTGTTGTCGGCATTGACAATACTGCCTGTGGGATAAAAGTTTCCGTTGTCCCAGATGTTGTCAGGTTCAAATGGTTGCTGCAAGATTGATTGATACTCTTGTGCATTGACCATTGGAGTGGCTTTGATTCTCCAAAGGTGCGGTTGCCAAGTCTGACTGAAACCTTCACTGGCAAAACTGGCATCTTGGATTACATAAAACTTAGGCAAGGCCTTGGGTATGGCCTGACTCAACGGATGATAGTCTTTTAAGTTGGGAATTTCTAAAACATCGCCATTCATCAATTTACGACCAAATGTATCAATCATATCGTTGTAGTGAAAGGTAATAAACAGCGTGTCGTTGTTTAAGAACAATCCAAACTGAGTCAAATCAAAATCAATGTCTTGTGCGCGATACACTCCACGCATGATGTACACATCAGGATCATACACCCGATCTCTATTTTCTAACAGCAGCAGATCTTCAATGAACAAGGGATTGCTTTGACTGTAATTTGGTAAAGTAGCATCAGAGTTGGCTGCTGATGAATCATCAGGTGCAGTGGGCACTGGTCCCATGTATTTGTGGATATACATGTCTAGCCCGCCAACAGTGTACATCTCCGAAATAGTACGGTCAAAAAATTGATAATCTTTGGTGCGATTTGGTCTATAAAGCGACAACCGAGGCACGTTATACTCCCGCGACTAATTTCTTAGCCAGTTTATTTGCCTTTAATGTCGCAGTGCGTTTAGCAATCATTTCAGGTGTAAGTTTTTTACCATACATACCATTTTTCTCCCCTGCGCAAATTCGTTTAGCAATGTGCTCGGCAGTTTGTTTTCTGCCTTTAGTGGTGGCACTTTGTTTTGCCCTGGCCTCAGCTGATCTTAATAATCCTTGGTGAGAAAGACTGGCGTTCAGTCGATGCTCGTCAGACCATTCTTTACCAAATGCTGGATGATCTTTGCCTCTACGACCGAACATAGGATTATTCTTACCTTTGAATTTCTCACTTTTAATTTTTGAGCCGGCAATTTTAATGTTTTCAAATACCCGACTTGATACTTTATATCTTTGCTTTCCTGGAAGTTCGCGGTATAACATACAACTGAATGCATTCCACATTTGATACTTTTGTTTTGTGTTGATAACCATTTTAATGAGTAACCAATGTACAACAAAATGTTCTCTAGCAGTTAGTTTAACTAAATTGGTTTCACTGTCACTACCGCCCAAACTTTTGGGTATAATATGGTGTCTTTCACTATAACCATCGTTGATTATTACTCGAATTTTTGCTTGTTCGATAATTTGATTATACCAACGGGTATACTTGCTGTTATTAAAGATCATGCAGTATTTATGGGCGGTTGACCAATAAATCTCATTCTGCTATAATTATCTATATCAGTAAAAAGGAGTTAACATGATTGCAACTCAAAAAGCCCCAAAACCCATTAACCCACGCAGCCCTGACACCAAACACACTGGTGACGAGCCAAATTGGCGCTTACAGCCCACAGAAGATCGTAAAAGTGCATTGACACAGGCGTTTGGGTGGTACAATTACTATTGCAGCAAAACTGATGCCAAAGCGTTCCTGCTGGATTGGCTAGAGCGCAGTGATCAGCGAGCCGAGGCCCGTGCCTGGAAAAGTGTACCCGAGCAAGCAATCAGCCCCACAATTGGGTGGTTGGCTAGAATGAACACCATGGGACTCACGCTGTCAGAGCACGAGCAAGCCCAACTCACCACAGCCATCCGACACTTGTTAGATACACATCGCCCAGTCAAGGCACCCGTGGTCAAAGACGAAGTAGTGGCAGCAAAACCCAACATTCAAGATCACTTGCGTGAACGTGCTAGAGAATGTGCTGCAGAAATTGATAGCATGTTTGATGACTTTGTTATAGCCGGTGCAAAGCTCACTGCTGACACCAAGCCCATTGCAATGATACGTGGCATGAATATCAGTCCACAGATGGTGAACATTGTTGCTGATGTGTGGAAACGCAGACTTGACGAGTATGAGCAAGTAGTAGCCGGCAAAGATGCACAACTGGTTGAGGGATACAGCAACTTCTCAAAGATGCAGATGCGCAATATTGTAAAATTTGCCGAGCTTGTGATCTCTGACTGCGGTAGTTATGTGCAGATCAAGAAGGTTGAGCGTAAACCGCGCAAAGTCAAAGCAGTGCCTCCAGAAAAACGTGCAGCCAAATTTAAACTACAGACTGAGTTTGCTGAACTCAGTCTCAAGTCCTTGCCAGCAGCACAGTTAGTTGACAAAAGCGAAGCCTGGTTATATGACACCAAAAAGCGCAAACTTATACACTTGGTGGCCGACGAGCATGTGGACAATTTTACAGTGAAAAACAACACCATTATTGGGTTCAGCACCAACGATAGTCTACAGAAAACTCTGCGCAAGCCTGCTGAGCAGCTCAAAACACTGGCCGCAGCAGGGGCTCCAGCAGCACGTAAGTTCTTCAAAGACATCAAGGCCACTGAAACTAAATTTAATGGTCGCGGAACTGAGAACTTAATACTGTTGAAGGCACGATAAATACTCCATAATGGAGTAGTGGATGAATAGTCAAAACCCAGTTGAGCCAGTACTAACAAATCTAAAGCAAGATCTCATAACCTATGTTCAGTTGCAACTAGCCGCAGAAATCATTGATCTTGAGTTAGATGCCGAGCACTATGAAGCAGTATACCAGAAAACTCTTGGTGTATATCGCCAACGTGCTCAAGCAGCCTATGAAGAGAGCTACACCTTCATGGAACTGGTCAATAACTTGAACATCTACACATTGCCCCAAGAGATTGTTCAAGTTCGTCAGATCTTCCGTAGAACTTTTGGGTTGGCCACTGGACCAATGAGTTCTTCCTTTGATCCCTTTAGCCAGGCGCAGATGCAAGTATATCTGTTGAACTTTAATCAAAGTGGCGGGTTGGCAACATATGATTTTTATACCCAATACGTTGAGCTTGCCGCAAAAATGTTTGGTGGATTCATGAACTTTACCTGGAACCCAGTTTCTAAAAAGCTTCAACTAATCCGTGTGCCCAAAGGCGATGGTGAAGTGGTACTGCTGTGGACGTACAATCTCAAACCTGAAACA